GTTTTTTCTTGCTCACACGTTTTTTCTTTGAGGGCGCGTTTTTTACTTGTTTAGCTTCTTGCGCTCTTGTAATAGCCATTATGACTTACCAAACTTTTGTTTTTGAGACTTAGGGGGGCTTTTAGTGCTACCACCCTTACCACTCCAGAAGAGCTTGTTTGACCAGTACGCTGCGCTAGTTTTACCTTTAGCAATATTTTTGCCGTGGCGAGCTTTAAAGCTTTTTCTAGCCTCTGCGCTGTAATTGTGACCCATCTTTTGATCACCAAACCTTATGACTTTCATTTTACCGCCATCACGAACAGCAACAACACCCTTTTTTGTGGCATGACTAGGGGTTCTTTTAGGCTTGTTTAGACCGCTAAGACCGACCTTTTTTAACCTATTCTTTTCTGCGTCTGTCAGGCTCATTACTTCCTCGCACGGTTCTTTGACCTTGGCTCAACTTTTAAGTTTTTAGGCTTGTTATTAAGGGGGTTGCCATCCTTGTGATGAACATCTTTTTTATCCCCTTTCTTAACAGTGCCGTTTGCTTCAGATTTGCGCCTAGCTGCGTTTCTGCCAGCCCTGCGCTTCTTCTGTTCAGGCTTGGAGTGAAAGCTCTTGTACTCTTCTTTATAATTCCTAGCCATAACAGACTCTAGAAGTACTTACGAACTTGCATCACTATGTTATAAACATCGCCAGAACCATGCCCAACAGTGGTAAAAAGAATGTCGCCATTCTTGCCGCTACCCGCGTTGTTAGGAATGCCGGTAAAACTTGAAAAGTCTAAAGTGTCAGCCCAGTCAGCGTTTAACTGCCACGCCAAAACATTAGTGCTTGCGTTAAAAAATATCTTAACGCCCATGCCTACAGTGCTGTAGTAAATACTTTGGATAGAAACGGAAGTACACGCCTTGCTAGTCATTGGGTCTACCGCTAACGCCGAAACGTCAATTTTAGCTACCGCAGACTCGCCAGAGCCATCACTAACATTTGTAAACCTAAAAATGGCTGTACTGCCATCATCTTGAATTTTCTGAGTTGCTACCGCATCAGCCATACATTACCCCTAAATAGAGACAGGGGCGTTGCCGCCCCAATCAAATTGATTACGCGATTTGAACGTACTCGATGATAAAGGTAAACGATCCCGCCGTTGTAGCATCAACCGTGTTAGTGATGTTACAGAAGATGTTACGCTCTGCATCTGTATATTGAACAGAAGCTGGGGCTGTTGTGCCATCCTGTGTTTGGAGTATTAATGCTGTAATAGTCACGTTGTGTACAACAACAGTCGTACCAGCATCTAAGATTTCGTCTGCCTGAGTCGCAACAATTTGTGCGCCAGAAGAAGATGTACCAACTTCATAGCCAATATCACCTTCTCCAATAACTGGAGCAACATCACAAAAGATTTTGATGTCTGTGATAATAGTGTTTGCTGGCTGCACAAAAGTACCAATAGTAGGGCTGTCACCCGCAGTGGTATTTACAGTAACGCCTGTTGCAAAGCCAACGTGCTTGAGAAATTTTGCGGTTACAATACCGGTAGAAGCAATATCAACTACATCGGTGGCTACACCAGTCGTTGAATTTTTAGAAATGACTTTAAAACCGTTCTCTGAACGGACTGCACCATTGAAGGTTGTATTACCCATGAGTATCTCCTGTCTGGGTTAGTGTCAAACTGTTCCATGTGAAACATTTTGTCAGGAATAAAAAAAAGGACTACCCGATCATACACCGGGTAGTCCTAAAAAGCTCTATGTAGAGCCGGGGGAGCCGTAAATCCCCAATGGATCACTTACACCAAACGAATAACGCTCACGCGCTTTATAGCGCACGTTACCGGTGTCGAAGTCTCCGTCCATGCTTGTTTCTAGCGCTGTACGCTCAAACATCTTCATGCCATTCGGAATATCCGTAAGCAAGAAAAACGCATTGCTGTCAGTCAAATAATGATTGACCGCGTATCCACCGGGGATTGCTCCCATATTGCGGATTGCGTTGATGTCGTTGTCAGCAGTACCAACACGCTGAGCGGTTTCTAGCAAACGATCTGCTACAAACATCAAAGCGGGAGGAACTAGAAGACTCGTAGGACGCGCTGCAATCAATAGACCACGCTCATCAGTGAAGGCTGCAATTTCAATAATTGCTTGCTCCAGAGATGTTTCGTTTAAGTCAGCACCAGTTGATGGGCGGTTGGCGTTAGTTCCACCGCTCACCAATGGGTGAGATGCATTAAACAAGCTTACGCCATCACCAGAGTCAAAAGTGGTGAAGCCGTTATTAAGCAGGTTTGCTGCTTTGACTTGCTTTGTGTACGCCATAGCGCGAGCTAAAGCCTTGGTATAACGTGCAGACAGTGAGTCATACAGGTTATCTTCCATAGCCTCCTCGGTTATGGCAAAACCCATAGCGATAGTCTCATGGTTATATCTGGCTGTGTACGACTCTTGTGCAGAGTCATAACTTATCGCCGCGCCTTCTGCTTTCACAGGTGCTGCGGAGAAACCAGAAAGCTTTACTTCCTCTTCAAATGAACGATCTGAGCTTTCTGTCTCATAAATGAGAGTGTGCTCGTCTTCATATTTTTCATACTCCAAACCAAATAAGGCGTTAAGCCCCGGTAGGAGTTCTTTAAGCATTTGCGCTCTTGAAATTGCCATTACTTAATTCTCCTTATACACCAAGCTTGGTTTCGTAGGCGTGACTTAAAGGCAGATAGGTCACAATACAGTCCGTGAAGGCATCGCCTACAGCACTGGTTGGGCCATCTACGAAGTCAACGACACGAAGTGGTAGAGTGTTAGTCGTAGCAATAGAACCGCCGTCTAGGGCGTTCTTGCTTCGACCGATGGATGTTGATCCCGCAGTGTTAACTGCTGATATGTTATTACCTAAGCCGGTTTGAGCAATAGCCTCATCACCCTGCATACGGAATAACAATTTAGGATCGTCAACGACGTAAGCAACAATATCATCCGAAGCAGTTGAAGCTGGGAATTGTTGGTTAAACGTCATCTGGTTTGTAGATGGATCTGTGTAAGCGCAGCCTACAAAAATACCTACGGTGCCAGCAGCAACAGAAGTTGTTACGGCAGCTTTTTCAACAGTACCAGCAGCAACAAGCTTTACGAAATCACCATAAAAAATGGCGGTATTGTATGCGTTTGCAATCTTGATGTGGCGAATCTTTCCTGTGAAAGATCCACTCGCGCTCAAGGTATCAACCGGTTCTGCGCCTGTGGGGGTAGCAGCGATAGCCATAATAGGCCTCCTTAATTAATCGGCTAACCCTAATTCAAGGGTTAATTCTTACCAAATGAAGATATTCGTGTGCTTCTCTCTGTATTTAACAGAGGCATACGAGGATCATTTTCACGCAAAAAGTTATTATCTACAGACTGCATTTGGTTTTCAGCAACCTCTTGGAAGTGTTTGGTTCTGCTTGCCATTCGGGCTTCATCAGCCTTGCATAGTAGTAAACCACCAACCTCGACGTTACCTTCAAACTGAGAGCCGATGTCAGATGCCAGCATTAGTTCTGGGTGGTCTTCTGCTTTCACAGGCTGCCATCCTTCCCTAAACATTCTGGAAACGTGAACATTATCGGATTCTCCAAGGGTTTTAGTTCTAACCCACCTAAACACCCAACCATCTTGTGGTTGTGGGTCTGGCAGTATAGACGCTGGAACCCAAGCATCGCTTGTTCTTGTAGACGCTTCTCGCGTATCACTATTTCTAGGTTTGCGCTCTTCAGACACTATTTGCCCTCCTTGATGAGTTGCATTGCGTACTGTTCATTGGTAAGCCCGATTCGCTTTGCGAGAGCAATCTGACTGGACGTTAGCCGTACTTTGCGCGGTTTAGCTCCATTACTCCTAGAGGAGGGGGCTACCACCGACGAAGGCTGGTTGACATTCACGGGCGCGTTACGTCCATATGTATCGCTGGAATCATGCCAATTATATTCAGGGAATGCACTACGCATTCGACTGTCAATTCTTTCAAAATATTCAATACTGTTTGGAGCTACATTATCCGACACCGCTTTCGCGTGAGCGCCGTAAGCCAAACTAGTCATTTCTTCGTAGCCGGGTTTCATAAACCAGCTATTCTTTTCTGCCCATTGCTGAGCTTCTGGCTCAACAGTAACTTGAGCTTGCTGTTGCTGTTGCTGTTGTTGCGCGGCATAAGCTTGCTCTCTAGCTTGTTGCTGCTGATAAACTTGCTGCTGATAATTGTCTTGTGGGACATTAACAGGCTTGTTAGCAAGTCCTCGCTCATACTTATCCGCTTCTGCAAGCTCAGATTGGGCCTTCATAAGCCCTTCTTGAGCGGCAACAACATTATCTGTGTCGCCTTCTTCGTAAGCAGTCTTGTATTGCCGTCTAGCAGACTCAAGCGTTAACTCGGCCTTTCCTTTTATCTGACTAATCAATGCGGCTTCACCACGGTTGATTAGAGACTCGTACTCTTTGTTCTTTGCGGTTACTTGCTGAGCATAAACTACAGCTTCTTCTCGTAACTTTTCAGCAGCTTCTCGCTGCCTTCGCTCTTCGTTTTGTTCGTAACGAAGCTTATTAATTCTTTTTTGAACCCGATCACTATAACCAGACAATTCATCATCATCAGAGTTTTCGTCTGAACCCGCTCTTGGGGCGCGACGATCATCTTCTGGTCGATCATCAATAACCTCTAACTCTATGTCAGGGTTTGATGGCTCCTCATCCTTTACGCTTCGAGAAATAGTTGTTTTGACACCAAAAAACTTATCTTCTGGAGAAGTTTCCTGAAAGTCCATGCCTTCTTGTGCTTCACTCATAGCTTAATAATCCCCCGTGGATCTTCCACAACAGCTTCTACGCTGTCATCGTTAATCAAGCGAAACTCTTTATCGTGGATCTTAAACCTAGTTCCAGAAAAAGACCGCATTATAATAAAGTCGCCTTTTTTACAAGACGCACCGGATGGGAACCGCTGTGAATCACTGTATGCATCTGGCCCTAACTCTAAGACCATACCTACAATAGATCCCACTTCTTCATTGTGCAGCGTTTCATGGGCTTTAAGAATGCCCCCAGCCGTTTTTTCCTCGGGTTCAGGTAAAGCAATAAGTATTTTATACCCTCTAGGTTGAGGTAATTGCTTTGCTTTGCGCGACTGATCATCCTCTTGGGACTCTAAGTCATCGGTTGTTGCTAATGATTCGCTCACTAGTTGTCCTTTTGCACTGGAAAAAAGCGTCCAGAGTCGCTTGCACCGCTTATGCGGAGTAGTCTTCGTCAATCTTGGCTTGCATGTCCAAAAGCTCTCGCTCTGCCATTGCCAGCCCTTCAATGATCCCGACACATCTTGAGTATTCATTATAATCTTTACACGCGCCACCACTTATGTGGTCAGAGTACTCATTCATATGGGTACGGAGCGCTTTTCGATAGTACTCAAAACTGTTTACAGAGGATACACTACTCACCAATTAAGTCCTTAGCTATTTCTTGGCCTATTCTAAAGCCATCAACCTGTTCCTTAGAGGTGATTTTTCTTTCCTCTAATTCTTCTTTTGTGTTGTTTTCTGAAATACTTGCCGCCAATTTGGCGTTTGCTATGCGGCCTTCTTGATCAAGCCTATCCCTTTGTATTTGTATATTGCTTGATGCTTTCTGCATATCAAGTTGTATTTTAGCCATCTCAGATTGCGCTTTAGTTTGCGCTTGCATCTCTTTGATTTGTAACTCTTTTTGTTGCATCTGAATGATTGGATCTTGAGCTTGCTGTTGAGCTTGCTTTGCTTGAGCCTCTTGTTTGTTTTTGCCTGAGAGTTGTTCAGCAGCAGGCGCGACTAACCTTGATATACGGAACTCTATATCTTCTGGCAGCGCTTGATTTGGAGAAGGTAGTTCAACACCAAGTTGTTTCTCAATCTCAAGCCTATACTGAAACGCAAGGTGCTCTTGAATGTGAGCCGCAAGTTCTGCCCCAGCTTTTTGCGCGTTTGGACTCTTGCCCATGATCTCCATGATCTTTGGGTCTTCTATAAGAGACTTGTGAGCAATAATATGTGATTCGTGGTCTTGATAAGCAAAGGCTTTTACCGGTTCACTGTTAATTATGTTCATGTTTTCGGATATTGGGTCTGTTGGCTCCATATCGTCTTCAAGAGGCACAATCTTATCCGCGTCACGGATGTTAAGTATTTCTAGCATTTGACGATGCAGTAAAGGCAGGTCATACATATCAGGAGCTTGTTGAGCCAACTGAAGGGCTGCTTGATACTGCATTATCCTTTGAGCCATTGTTCCTGCGTTTGGATCGCTTACTGGAATTACATCTATGCGATCATCAAAGTCCTCGCGAGTGACAGCTTTATCGTCTACTTGATACGGATAATCCTCAGGCCCAAAGTCTTTTACAACTTTAGACAGCAGTCTTAGCTCAGTACGCATAGAGGCGTGTAAACGTGCTTGAACCGCGCTCATAACCTTCATTGACCGCTCTAGAAGGGCTAGAGTCGTTCCAACTGGCGCCTCCGCGTTCATATCTGCTGCTTTTATGTCAGCCGCAGAAGCAAAGCGCCGACCTTCCTCTACAATATCGCCCATAAGTTGGTATAAAACCGTACTTGGCTCTTTGTAGGGTAAAAATCTTATATTATCTTGTATTGTGCCGCCCGGAACGTCTACATCACGGAATTCACCCGGCATAATTGGCGTATCATCACCTTTAATCCGCAATCCTCTAGATTTTAGACCGCCCGGAAGGTTTGCCAAGGTTCCCGCATCAACTAATTGACGCAAAATAGACGTAGCAGACTTTGCCAAGCCACCAATCATGTGAATAAGCCCAAAACCATAAAACCCTAGACCGGGCATATACTGATAATGCACAAAGTGTTGGCGTTTGAGCTTGCGTTCGTCTTCTTCGTACCAATTTCTTCTTATGGATAAGATGTTTCTAGAGCTTAAATCTATACTTACAACATATGGCAGTTGAACACCGGTAGGCTCATCACCATCCATGTCTTCAAAGCCCTCAAGATCCAAGTCAACCATCATTTCGAGTATGGTATGCCTACTGTCGCTATCGTAACTTGGCTCATCACCAGTAAGTTCGTTGTACTTGTCTTTAATTCTATCGCCAGAAAGGCCGGGGGAGGAGTTTGGCAGTTCAATATCTGCATAAAATCCTGAAATCTGTAGCTTACGCACCTCATTACTTGTGCGCTTCATGATGTGAGTCGCTCGCTCACATGTTTCTAAGTCTGAAGCGCCATAACTGACAACAAAATCTTCAGCAGGGACAAACATACTGCAAGGCCTGCCCAAACTAGGGTCGTAATAAACCTTTCTAAACGCTGAACCAGCCAATGGTAAAGAAAAAAGCATACGTTCAGTTTCTGACCGATACTCAGTCATTTTTTCAGTAAGCATATAATTCAAATAGTCTTGAACCCTATGAGCTTGCTTTTCTTTTTCTTCGTCAACTTTGCCAATGACGGTGGTTTTTACCGGGCCGCTGGCAGGAAAGATCTCTTGAATAGCTTGAGATTGGAATCGTATTACAGATTCGGTGAGTAATGGATGAAACACGCCACAAGCGCCGTCCCAAGGAGTTGTTCTCTCTTCATGCTTTAAACCTAACAGGTCTAAGCCTTCGATATAAGAACGCTCCCAGTCTGAACGACTATCTTTGTCAGCGCGAAACGCACCCACTAGATCATTAGCAATAGTGCCAAGTAGATTCTCTTCAATAAACTCCGCTAAGTTTGCATCATGCGGAATATCTTCATCATCTAGATCATCTTCATCAAACTCAAAGATTGTCTCTCCGTCATCAGATATAGTAACGGACTCAGGATCAACGATCTCTATCTCTAAAGATCCACCCTCCATCCCTTCATCATCAAAGCTTGGCGTTTCTAGTGGGCGTTCAATAGCCATTTATCCATTCCGTCCAAACTTTTGATTGCGAGCAGCGCCAGAACCGCGAACTTTACCGCCGCCTTCCATTCTTTGGATTTTAGCAACACCACCGTTAGCGTACATCTTCGATCCCATTCGCGTTTTGTTTGGGGTTTTGCCACCGTCAGATGCTAGAAAAGCTGGAACCATTTCGCCATCTTTCTCAGCCATAGGCATTGCTTTGCCGCCAGCAGCATAACCCTTAGACTTCATCT